CTCGTCAGGCTGGTAAAGATGTAAACGATCCTGCTGTACAGCTTGAGATCCTCAAAAAGGCTCAAACTGATTTCTACAGCCGCCCTGAGTACAACGACGTTGATCGTTATTACAACATCACTGAAAAAGGCAAGCTAGGCGCTAAAGCTGCTGCACCGGCTCTTGGTAGCTCTCGGAAGGACTCTAGTGGTCGTTGGGTTATTGATATCAAAGATACCGATAACCGTGCTGCGTGGTCTGCCGCTGCTTCTAGTACCTACGGTAAGAATCCAAACCTTGCTCGTACAGCTTTGAATAGCCAAATGCTGTTTAACGATGTTGAGATTGGAGAGCTAAACAAAGCAGTCCTTACTGGCAATACAGGTGCTCTCAGTCAGGCTCTTAGGCAGTCTCTTAGCAACTTGAGTGGTACTGCGTTCCAGGGCAAGATCCCTGTGTCTGAGATTATTGAACGACAGCTCAAAACCTATTACGGTAACGAGTTTTTACCCCCTAACTTGTCTCAACGAGCAAAGCAGATTGAAGCTTCTGTTCGTCCTGTAAACGCTGCTACTGGTTCTGCTCCTAGTGATGTAGGTATTCGGATTACTAACTACCACCACGGTCATAGCCAAAACAGAGCTATTGATTTCACTCTTGTCCGTCAGAACGGTCAGATTGCAAACAACGTCCCTGCACCTATTAGTGGTCGTGTGATCTACGCAGGTAGAGATGGTGGCTTTGGTAACAGCATCATTATTGAAGCTGCTAGTGCTGGTCCTGGTTACAACAAAGGTGATCGAGTTCGTATTGCTCACCTAGCTCAGCTTTACTGGCGTCCTGGTGATCAAATCACTCGTGGTCGTCCTGTTGGTAAGAGTGGCGACGATAGCCCTCACGACAGCGTTCCAGGACGTTCTGGTACTGGCGCAGGAGATCCTGGACACGTTCACATTCAGATCTATAAGCCTGGTGCTGGTGTTCCTAGTCAGTCGTTCCAGTACAGCCAAGACCGTCAAGCTAACTTTGTAAAGCAAAACCTTGTTCCACTGTTCAGACGCTAAATAGCAATTTCTAGTTATATCCATTAGTTTGGAGGAAGCGAACTAGAAAGCACTGCTACATGCCTTACATCCCTCTAAAGTCCGGTCAAAGCGTATTTATTCAAGACCCTAACGAGGCACAACAGCGGTATCAACAAGAGTGGGGTGGTGGTACTACTCAACAAGGGGGTGGTACTACCCCCAAAGTGAGTGCAAAACCTAAAGCCCAAGCAAAACCTGCTGCAAAACCTAAGCAGCAACGAGGTTTTGATCTTGGACGTTTCATTCAACAAGCTGGTGGTGCAGCAGTTGGGAACGTTAAAGAAGCACTAAAGAGTGGAGCCATTAACTTCCTTGCTGGTCCTCTGGCTCCCTTTGTCCAGATGGGTCGTACAGCTACCAAGGTAGGTCAGACTCCGATCCCTGGTACTAAAACGACTGTTGGTAAAGAAGCAGCCAAGATTACTCAGGATGTAGCCCGGCAAGCCGTTAACGCTCCTGTAGCAGCTATGGAGCAGCTTGGTGCCTTGACTCAAGGTGTAGACCTTGGTAGCGCCCTTGCTGGTGGCCCTATGGGTGCTGGTTCTGTTGCTCCGATGATGGAGAACCCAGAACTGGCTAACCAACGCCAAAGAAACGCTACAGCAGCTATTGAGGCCCTTCAAAAGACTGGTAGGACTCCTGAGGCTTTCAGCTACGGCATCAAGCCTTCTACACCCCTCCTGGGTCCTCTGTTCAGTGAAGACAGTGAATATGTAAAACGTAACGTCAAACCAGATACAGCTATCGGTCAGCTTGCTAGCTCGATTGGTGCTGCAATGCTGTTTGATAAAGGTGTCAACACATTGGTTAAGGGTCCCTCCATGGTGGCTCAAACCGGTAAGACCCTTGGTGAGATCTGGAAAGCAAAAGACATCAAAGCTGGTCTTGAGATTGGAGCACGATTTCTAATCAACGACATCCTGCCTAACGCTGTTCAGGATGCGATGTTCTTTATGCCTCAACCTCCTGCAGCTTTGCAGAAAGGGTTGGATCGTGCTCAACAACTACAGACACCTGAAGAGCGTATTGCTGCTGCTCGTGTTGTTCGAGCTACTTCAAAGGAAGAGTTCAACTACGCCTTTGAACAGTTTAAGAACGCTGCTGGTGGTGCTGTAGCTCTTACTGGCCTTCGTGGAGCGTTTTACGCTGCTAATCGCTTCATGAGTAAAGCGACGAGTGGTGTACCTGCTCAACAGGCCATGCAAGAGGCTGTTGAAGAGGCTGCTCCTCTGGCTAAGCAAGAACTGGAAGCTGAAGGTCTTGCTAAGGCGTATGAGCAGCGTGAGGACCGTCTAGGTACTGTTACGGCTGATCTGTACCGCAAGATTGACGAGAACGTAGGAAAGATTGCTCAGTCTGCTCGTAGCGGTGCTGAAACGTACCTGAGTAAGCAACAGGAAACTGGTGCTGAAATGGAGCGTCTGTTCCAGCAGATTGATGAAGGTGGTGACGTACCTGACTCCGATGCCCTGGATGAGGCTATTAACCGTCTCCAAGGTGAACTGGCTATTAAGAGCCCTGAACAGGCCCAAGCAAAGCGTGTAAACCTTGAAGCTCGTCTTGCTGAATACAACCAGATCCAAGAGATCGATCCTGAGTGGATTAACCGAAGCACTGGTACTGGTAAGAAAGCCAGCAAGAACGCCACTAAGGTGCGGATGGTTAACGATGCTCTTGTTCGTCTTGATGAGCTTGATAACCTTCTGAGCCAGCGTCAAGCTGTTGAACAAGCTCAGCTTCAACGCCTTACTCAGTTCACTGAGCTGGGTCGTATTACTGAGAGTTCTTTTGATGCTTCTATTGGCTTCAAGAACGCTCTGACCGATGCTCGTATTCTTGTCGATGCTCTCGATGAGCTGGATGCTGAACGAATTGCTCTACTAACAGCTCGTAACAAGCAGCTGTTTGCTGAGAACCGTTTAGATGAAATCAATGCAGACTTCTCGCTGAACGATGCTTTTGGTGAGGCTTACGGTGAACTCAAGGATATCTTGAACGCTGCTGAAGCTGCTGTTGCTTCTGAGAACCTCAACCCTGACTTCATGCGGACTTTTGTTCAGCGTGTTGAAAAGATTCAGAACAAAGTCATTGATAACGGCGGTCTGGCTCCTACTGTTCCTGAGATGCCTGAGGGGCTTGAGATGCCTCCTGCAGAGCCTGTAGACGAGGTGTTTGGTATTCCTCGCCAAGAAGCTCCTGTGCAGAATCAGGTGCCTGTAACGGTCGATGAAACTGGTGAGATCAAGATCGATACTGATGAACTAACTACTCGTCGGGTTGCTGCTGAGACCCCTGGTGATGAGCCGGCTACTTCTGTTCGTGAAACTGCCCGAGAAGTTAATAGAGATCTCAATCAGTTTCAAGATCCTACGGAAACTAAAGAAGCGCTTGATGATTTCCTTCGTGGTGTTGACAGCACGATTAAGAAACAACAAGAGCTGATTAAATCTGATCTTGAAAACGGTACTGATCTAGCTGAAGACGCCACCGCGATTTACAACACCAACGCAGTTAAATACACCTCTAGTCTCGATAACGCTGCTGCTGTTAAAGCAACGGTAGATCTTCTTGATAACCGTCAAAAAATTCTTCCTGCTCAATACGGTATTGCTATTCGCAAGTTGGCTTCTGTTCTTGGTGGTAACTCCACCTTGGCAAAGATTGCTACTCTTGCTGAAGGTGAGAAGTTGGGTAAAGAGGTTTCTAAAAACCTCAACAAGATTATGGTTGTCACCAGTATGTTGGATGACAGCGCAATTAACGCTCTTAAATCTGCAAGAGATTTGAGAACCATTATCAAAGGTGGTGAGGTACAAGACCTTGATCGTGTTTCTGCTCTTGTAACGTTTCAAGATAACTACAAAGTATTGATGGCAAATGTGAAAGCCATCAGTGCTCAATTTGAAGGCTTTGGTAACGCCCTTCGACTGTTTGATCGTCGTAATCGGCTTGGATTTAGAACAACTGATCCTAAAGAGCTTTTCAGTGAAGCTAATCGTCAATTAACCAGTTTTGGTGAATCTGAAGATTTTGCTGAAGGTATGAGTGCTGCTGCTCGTGAAGCTCAAGTAGAGCTCGACGGTACCATTGGTAACTTCTTTAAAAAAGTTGAGTCTGGTGAAGATTTGACCGATGCAGAAATGGAAGGCATGGAGCGTCTTGTAGAGAAGCTCTATGAAACCCAAGGTGACTTAACCAAGATCAAAGAACTTGAAATTACTGGTGACGCAGTTCTTGCTCGTCTTCAAATCGGTTCGCCGCTGTCTAACCCTGCAACGGTGTTTTCGATTCCTATTCAAGGTATCCCTGAATCTGTTGCTCAAATCACTGGACAAGCAGTTGGTAACACCTTGACCGGTACAGCAGCTAAATTCCTTGGACAGACTCAACTGGCTACTGAAAGCTTCCAGCAAGCCAAGCTTGAGATGGATACGCTTCTAATGCTTCGTCACGCTGTTGGAGATGCTTTAGACGCCACCTACAACCGCTTTGTGTTTGGTAGGTCTATTACTGATCCAATCCAAGCTGCAGAGGCTGCTTACGAGCTTCAAAAGTCTGCTGGCTTGCGTCGTGAGGAAGCTATTGCTCAAGACCTAGCTGCTACCAAAATCAAGACTCCGTTCTTCAACTACGTCATTGAACGTGGTGAAGAGAACGCAGAAATCTTTGACACTCTTAACAAGAGCCGAGTGTTGATGAAAGTGTTCCACGATTACTTCATGCCTGGTGAAGCGTGGGATAAGCGGAGCCTGTTTGGTAAAACCATCGGTATGACTACCACCGGTCTGCGTGGTATGGGTCTTGGTAAGACCAGCTACTACCCTGGTGGTGAAAACGTAAACCTCAGCATCTTTGGACAGCTTTCAGCAACCGCTGATGAACTAACAACTTCTTTGTTTGCTAACGCTCGTGTTCGTGCTTTGGCAATTAAAGAAGTAGATGAAAAGATAGCTGCAGGTACGTTGGATGCTGCAGATCGTGCAGATGAAATTGCAAGATATTTAGATAAAGAATTTAACGCTCTTTATAAACCAGTCAAAGTTGGTTTTGATCAAACCACAATTGGTTACTCAGTTCTTGATAACCAAATTCTTGGACTCACCAGAGCTGTAAACCTTACTGAAGAGCTGACTGGACCTCTTCAAGACATTGAAGGAGCTGTCAACAAACTTCGTCAATCAAACAACCCAGTAATGGCTGCTTTTGGACGAGATCTGTTCCCGTTCCTTGTATCGCCTATTAACGGCGTTAAGCGAGCTGTGATGATTTCTTCTGGTGGAGAGATCGCTCAATTTGGTGCAGACCTAGGACGCCTTGGTGCAAAAGCTCTTCCTGACAAAGTTGTAGAACTGCTTCCTGCTAACTGGAAAGAAGGTATTACTAACTTTGAAAGTAAGTATTTCAGTGATGACGTTGCTGTAAGAACTAAAGCTCAAGGTGCTTTGGCTCTTGCTATCGGTCTTCAAACTATGGCGTTTTTCCACGTCAGGGATGGTAACCAAGACATTACTGGTGGTCTTGAAAACACCTACCGAGAGGCTGGTGGAGTTGTAGATGCTTACACCATGAAGATTGGGAATATGCGTGTTCCTTATCGTTACCTACCTTTGTATGGAAACACTCTGGCGTTCCAAGCGACTCTTAGAGACCTTTATGAGTTTGCTCCGGGACGAGATACGGGCGGTTTGTTTGCTCTTGCTGCTGCTTCTTTGGCTAATTACATTTTGGAGACCCCTGCCATTGCGGGTATGGACCGACTGATCAAAGCTCTTACCTCAGCAGGTCAGGGTGATATCAGCCGTCTTCAAAAGATCCTGGCTGACAGCGTAGCTAAAGCTGGTGATCCTTACCTCAACCTTCGCAAAGTAGTTAGTGAAGGTTTTGATCCTCGTAAACCTGCAAGTCCTGTTACTCGATTTGCTCAGAAGGGTTGGTATGAACGAGGCTCTATGAGTGAAAAGGGTATTACTGTTCAAGACGTTGGTAACAGTCTTCTTGATACAGCTTTTGGTACCTTTGGTATCGCTGCTGAGTACAACCCTCTTGGCTTCCTTGTAGACACCGCTGTAAGCGTTATTAAGAACGAACCTGAGGCTAGGTCTCGTAAAGCCCTCTGGTACGGCAAACCTGGTACCACGATCAACGCTAACCACGCTGGTAAGTGGTATCCCCTGCAGGCTGTCCTAGGCCGCTATTGGGCGTTCCCGGACAAGCTTGAGGGTGATCCTGTGTCTAAGGAGATGGTGTATAACCTCATCGCTCCCCCTAGGACCTCTCTTTACAACAGCGATGGGGTAGGCATCAACGAGACTATTCTCAATGATTTCAACCATTTCTTGAACTCTGAATTTGAGTACAGGAACCCAGTTACTGGTAAAGAGCACAAAGGCGTTTATAGCGCTATTAAAGAGCTAATTAACGATCCTATTTACACTCAACATCCCGCAATTGATAGCCCATTTAAAATAACCGTAGGCCCTATGGGTATTCCAATTGCTCAAGCTGATTGGGATCGAGATAACAATATGCGGAGATCTATTTTGAGTGATTATGTTCGTACACTGATTAGTAATGCCAAAGAACAATTCTTGATGGGCACTAATCCTGGTCAACGCTACAAAATGCCTGAAGAAATGAAACAGTTTATTCTGCAACAACGAGTGACCGGAGGTGCCCAGTAATGGCTTACGCATCTGTAACTTATACCAGTGCTTCTGGTACAACGTTTGCTCTCACCAATAGCAACGGCGATCCAATCCCTTATATCCGTAAAGCGGATATCAAAGTGTATGTAAACACCGTTTTACAAACTCTTACTACTGATTACACCTTTAACACCGCTGGGACTGCCATTGTCCTTAACACCCCTGTCAGTGGCGCTACGGTGCTACTACAGCGGATCACAGACATTACAGACCCAACAGTTGTTTATACAGCTGGTTCCACGCTGACAGCTCAAGACCTCAACAACGCTGATAACCAACTTCGTTATGGTCTTCAAGAGTTCCAAGACTCTGTAAACGCTGGTGGAGGAGTCCCTGATGGTGATAAAGGGGATATCAGTGTTGCTAATAACGGTACTATTTGGACTATTGATGCAGGTGCTGTAAATAACAACAAGGTTGCATCAGGCGCAGCTATTGCTGGTACCAAGATTAGTCCTGATTTTGGTTCTCAAACTGTTACAACAACTGGACCTGTTGTTCTTGGAGATCAAGGAGATCTTCGATTTAATGAAGCAACAGCTAACGGTACTAATTACGTTGGGTTTCAAGCACCATCCAGTATTAGTTCAAACGTTCTTTGGACGCTTCCATCTACTGATACTTCTATTGCTGGTTATGCGTTAGTTAGTGATGCAGCTGGTACGTTGTCTTGGGGACGTGCTGGTGGTGCTTCTGGTGGTGGTAGTGATCAAGTTTTCTATGAAAATGATCAGACTGTAACTACCAATTACACTATTAGTACAAACAAAAACGCCGTTACTGCTGGACCTGTGACTATTAACTCTGGGATCACAGTTACGGTACCTTCTGGTTCTACCTGGGTAGTTGTCTGATGACTTTACGACTCAACGGATCAACATCGGGTTACACCGAGATCGACGCACCGGCAGTCGCTGGCTCAAACACGCTGGTGCTACCTGGTGGGAATGGCACAGCTGATCAGGTGCTGGCCACCAACGGCTCAGGCACGCTCAGCTTTGTGGATCGTGGGCGGATGGTGCTGACCACCGCGCAGAACAGCACCAGTGGCACTGCGATTGACTTCACCGGGATACCGAGCTGGGTGAAGAAGATCACAGTGATGTTTAACGGAGTGAGTACAAATGGCACGTCTCTTGTACAGCTTCAACTTGGAGCTGGATCGTTTGTGACTTCTGGCTATTTAAGCACCGCAGGTCAATCGGTTGATGCAGCCACTAACACCGTAGTGACACTTACAAGTGGATTTGGCGTGTTGGGTACTGCAGCGGGAAATGTACGAACCGGGCATCACCTTTTCACAAACATTAGCGGGAATACTTGGGTTTACTCGTCTATGGGGGTCTTCACCGATGTTCTAGCCACTTGGTATGGAGGTGGCACCATCGGACTCTCCGGCACCCTAGACCGCATCCGCATCACCACCGTGAACGGCACCGACACCTTTGACGCGGGGTCGATCAACATTCTCTACGAGGGCTGATCATGAGCACCTTAAAAACAACCAACCTTCAGCACGCCTCAGCAGCCTCACCAGCGATTGTGCTGGCGTCTGATGGCACGGCAACAGCTCAGCTCAGTAGCCTCAACGGTGGACCGCTGGCTGGGGCTAGGAATCGGATCATCAATGGGGATATGAGGATTGATCAGCGAAATGCTGGGGCGAGTGTGACGCCGACTTCAGATTCCTACACTCTTGATCGCTGGGCGCTTAATTTATCCCAAGCAAGTAAGATCGCCGTTCAACAGAACGCCGGAAGCGTTACGCCGCCTGCTGGTTTCTCGAATTACCTTGGCTTCACGATTGTATCTGCCGCAACCATTGCTGCGGGAGACTACTTTATATTGCGACATAACATTGAAGGGTTCAACACATCGGACTTTGCGTGGGGGACTGCCAATGCAACACCGGTCACGTTGTCCTTCTGGGTGCGGTCATCACTGACTGGCACTTTTGGCGGCTCAATCCGAAACAACGGTGATACGAGGTCGTACCCATTCACTTACTCCGTTTCAGCCTCCAACACTTGGGAGCTAAAAAGTCTGACGATTACAGGCGACACTACCGGAACATGGGCTAGTGGTAATACCGTCGGCGCAAGCGTTAACTTTTCTCTTGGGATGGGGTCCACTTTTAGTGGCGCCGGTGGGGCATGGAGTGGCGCAAATTACGCTTCTGCAACGGGCTCCACAAACGTTGTCACCACGTTGAACGCCACTTTCTACATCACCGGCGTCCAACTTGAACCCGGCTCAGTCGCTACACCGTTCGAGAGGCGCAGCTATGGGCAGGAGCTGAGTTTGTGTCAGAGGTACACAAGAAAAATAACCAATGCTACGGTTTCGACATTCAGCACAACAACAGCCGTCTATTCAAACAATAGCTGGCCGATGCGCGCGCTACCCACTTCAACCCTTATTACAAACGGACAACTTACCGGCAATAACAGCAACAATAACGTCACGGGAATTAGTGGACCAACTGGAGATGAAGATGGGTTTTATTTTGACATAAACTCAACAGGCCTCACAGCCACCGCCTCTTACAATCTGCGCGGTACATTAATTATTCTTTCTGCGGAGCTATGAGCATGGAATACATGCAAGTTTTTTCAGATTCAGCAGGGAAAGTAACGGGTGTCAAACGCATTGCGGACAACGCCTTCATCCCACCCGACCCCGCCAACACCGATTACGCCGCCTATCTGGAGTGGCTCTCCGAAGGCAACGAGCCTCTCCCCGCACCTGAACCCGAACCAGCCCCCGTGCTCACCACTGAGCAGAAGCTGGAAGCTGCTGGGTTGACCGTGGCGGAACTTAAAGAGCTCTTTGGGCTACCGTAATGGTCAAGAAAACTCTTAGCGGTAAACCAGTACGTCTTCCGCCTAAACCAAAACAAACCACTCAAGGTAAGAGTAAAAATAGTAAGCCTAAAATAGGTAAAAAGGTTTATCGAGGCCAAGGTAAATGAAGATTATTGCTCCCAAGCGTTTAATGGTGAGCGTATTTCCTACCGTCAGAAATGGCGGTATTTTTAATGCCTCTTCTCTTGACCTTCAATTTGCTAGGACTAAAACCCTCGACCCTCGCGTCACCTTCACCCGCGCCAGTAGTGGGACGTATGTCGGCAGCGACGGGTTGATCAAGACGGCGACGACGAATTTGCTGCTAAGGAGTGAGGAGTTTGGCGCTACTTGGACACTGGTTACAGCTTCCATTAGTTCTGACGTCACCATTGCCCCAAATGGTACGAATACAGCCGATAAGCTCATTGTAAACAATGGCCAGAGCGCTGGATACGCTGCGCAGACTACTTCTTTCGTTAACGGACTGACCTACACCGCTAGCTGCTATGCCAAGGCTGGAGAAGTTAGCGATTTTCGTTTTGTATTTGAGTCTGCCGCATTTTCCTCAAACCTAAACGCAGTCTTTAATCTTGCGACTGGCACAGTCTCTTCTTTCACTGCTTCGTCTGCCAGTATCCAGCCTGTTGGAAATGGCTGGTATCGCTGTATTGCAACGGCAACAGCGACTATTTCTGCATCAGCCGGTGTTCAGTTTCGGTCTGTTCATGCAGGCAATGGTGCCAACGGGATATTTCTCTGGGGCGCCCAACTAGAACAGTCGTCTACTGTCGGAGAGTACATCCCCACCACCAGCACGATCAACAGTGCTCCACGGTTTGATCACAACCCCACGACTCGTGAGAGCTTGGGGTTGTTGGTGGAGGAGCAGAGGACGAATTTGCATATTAGGAGCGAAGAATTTGGCGACGCTGCGTGGACTGTAACGCCTACTGAATCAAGCGTAACAACAGATGCGACAACGGCGCCAAACGGTGCATCCACTGCTGATTTGTTTAAGTGCCTAACAACAAATGACATTGTTAGACGCCTTGTAACCACTACGGCAATTACCGTAGCGAATACAACGGCTTATACTGCATCAATTTTTCTTAAAGCGGAAAACTGGAGGTATGTCGGGTTAGCAATAAACTCAAATGCTACTAATTTTAACTTATCCGCTGGACGCTGTACTTTTGATTTACAGCTTGGCACTTTTAGCGACGTATTAGGATTGACAAATCAACAGGCACAACAGCTCCCAAACGGCTGGTGGCGAGTATCTATTACTGGCACAACAGTGACAACAGCCGCTACACTTAGAATATCGCTTCAGGATGCCGCAGAAGCTGCAAACTTGGCAGCCGTGGGCGTCGTTGATGCAGGCATTTACCTCTGGGGCGCCCAACTCGAAGCCGGAGCCTTCCCCACCAGCTACATCCCCACCACCACCGCAGCCGTCACCCGCAGTGCTGATGTGGCCAGTATTACGGGGGCTAGCTTCAGCAGCTGGTATCGGCAGGATGAGGGGAGTTTCTTTTGTTCTACTACGGCCCCTAAGGGTACAATTGTCTTTGGCACGGGTGATACGTTTGACAACACGCAGTATGTAACAGTAGCCGCCTCAAATAACGTTTCTATTCGCTCTGGTGGGTCAGCTCAAGCCATTTTAACTGCTCCAGTTTCTTCTAGTGCTAACACAAACATTGCTTTGAGTTATGCATTAAACTCTTTTGCTGCGGTTTCAAATGGGGGAACTATTTCAACGGATACGAGCGGGGCAGTGCCCTTGGCGCAAGTCCGCCTCAAGTTGGGGTCGTCCCCTTGGATTTCTAGTGCAGGCAATGATATTAACGGCACCATCCGCCGCCTCACCTACTGGCCTTCCCGCCTTCCCAACACCACCCTCCAGGAGATCACCCAATGACGACTTATCTCCGCTTCCCCGATGAAGCCACCGGTATGGTTGCCCTATATGATGCTGGCCTTTTAGACAGTTACACTAGTGAGGTGATCACCGCTAGTCACACCCATGCCCTTGATGTGATCGGCACCATCTCCCGTGGTGGTGAATGGGACGAAGAGGGTAATGTGATCACCCCGCCTGAAGTGCTCGACGGCTGGCACGTTAATTACGTTGGTGAGGTGCCTGAGGGTTGGGATCAGTATGCGGTGAGTCCTGAGCAGCCTGTTCGCGTGTTTTTCTAAGGATTACAATTAGAACAAAAGCAATTTTTGAGATGGTACCTACTTTTAGCACTGCTACTGCTTTAACAGCTACTGGAACAACTTCTGATGTGCCTTCTGTTGGTGCAGAAGATTTTGTTATTCAAGTAAATGTTTCTAGTATTGGTACCAGCGTTGTGGTTCGTATTGAAGGCACACTAGACGGTACTAATTATTTCAATTGTGATGCTGGTGGTGACACTACTATCA